CCTCAGCAAACTAGGCTGGGTCTTGACTGAGAAAATCACCTAGTTTATAAGCGGTTGCGAATGGTAAAAATGTTGTTTCTGAACCACTTACTGCCCTCGTTCCCGCAAAGGTAGCAGATGCGGGCATCGTCCTCGTGCAATACAGAGAATTTCCATATCTCAAATATCCCGTAGCGGCCAGAATGTCCTGATAGCAAGCTGCCGTATTCGTTGGCTTACCAAACATAGTAATGAGGTCGTTGACGGAAGAAATATATATCTTCTTTCTCTCTGGCCCCTTATAGGTATTCCTCAAAATAATTGCTGCTATAGAGGTGGCAACCGCAGGAATAGTAGTTGTCAAGTCAAGTTCGTTGACATCTACTAAAGGTGAAAGATAAAATGCCATTTTTGTGTTCCTCCAAATCTTTTTCTTATATTATTTATGATAGACCTCTACTATATTTATAAAAAATATGTAAATTAAGCGATTTCGTATCTATCATACTGGAAAGTCGCCGAGCTTTCAAGGTTAGCTTCCCCATCCCTCATGGAAAAGGTCAGCTCACCTAGTTGTTGTATCCATACGTTTTTGAATGTAACAGACAGAACGCTTCCGCCAAAATTGTCAACGATAGAGAGAGAGGCATCAACTGCCATTTCATTTGGAAATACTCCAAACCTGTCCTTGTTATTATTTATGTAAAACATCCATCGGTTCAGAGTTTGCCAATTTTTCAACTCAGAGTCTACAACAAAGTTTACAGTCCACGGGTCAAAAGTGATTTTTCCGATCTGTAACTGTATTCTACCGCCTTGCCAAGGGCCTTCAACATTTTCCAATGTAAGACCTGGCAAAATGGTTCCAAAAATATTCAACACCAATTCTTTCGTTCCATCAAGAGTAACTTCCGTGGGAAGAATTGGGAAGGCTAAGTTGAAACTCGCTGGAATTGCCTTGTTCAAATTTACTGATATTGCCATTTATCTACCTTGTTTTGGGAACAACTCATAGTTATACATGATCTGAGCCGATTCATCGAAACCAATTCCTTCCAAATAGATCGCTTGTATGTAATTTCCACTGGCGCCGGATGTAAAGGTTGTTTCTGTCTCTGTTTCCATTGCAGCCTGTGTGGTATAGAACCTGGCCATAATCTTGTCGATCAGTTTTCCATCATTCTCTGCTGTCAACGGTCTGAACATATACATCTGAACATTGAAGGTCAACGTCCACTTGAGAACCCTCCAATCTTCCTCACCCCACTCATCCATAATATCAGGAACAGCACTGTTGAAAACTACTTTGTTCTCAATATAGGCACCCAGCTCTGGAATGTGGACCCTCATCATAACGTAAGGATTGAAAAATGGAAGTATCTGTTCCAAAATTTGATCAATATCCACCATATGTAATGCCCAGATATTCAAATTCAACATCAAGGTATAAGGAACGGGATTTGGAAAATATGTTTCTGTTCTATTAGCAACATCCTGACTTTGGACTACCTGATCATTCTTGTTTACGATACGGGCACTGTCAAAATCAATGGACATAAGGTTTACGGACATGATAGGGAGTTTTTCTTCCGTAGAATATTCCTTCAACCAATAATACGCCTTCTCTTTCGGCCCATATTTCAACGGAACAAGGATATGGGTGGTTATGTTACCATCATTATCATATCTTGCCACCTGTATATCGGCAAACATATTCAAAAACTGAATAATTGTCCTTCTCAACACTTTATAGAAATAATACGTTCTGCCGCCGGCCATTACTTACACTTCCTCGACTGAATTGTAACTCCAATTCAATTTCCCCGCTTCTGGATTATTTAACTTGAATTTTTTGATAGATTCTGTGGCTTTTTGTCTCGCTTCGGAAGCAGAGTTTGCGTGAATATAAATAGTTTTTGTCTTACCAGATGACCTTACTATAAATTCTACAGCAAATTTCTTACCTTCACCCTCTTTTCTATTTCCTGGCTCTGCATCCTCTAACAAATATCTATCAATAATTTCATTTATCTTTTTCATTACCAGTTCTTTTCCAATGTAAAATTTGCTCTTGAAAATTCAAGACGGTCAACCAACTTCAAGATATTTCCCTCGTTGTCAATGACACAGAAACCTTCCGGTTTGGTAACATTGAAACCATCGGCTGTTCGAAGGAAAGTATCAATATTTTTTATGTCACTGAATTTAGCAACAAATATCTCTTTCAATCGAATGAATATGAGATATAGGTAGAACAAGCCGATAATCTCTCTTTTGTATTTATTGAGAAAGTGAACAGCATTATCTATCTGTTCCTGTCTTTTCTTTTTAGCATCATCACTTTTCAGATTGGCTTTTTGTTCCCCATATCTCTGTTCGATAAATGTTATAAAATCAGTAAAATACTGTGATACTGATTGAAGGGCTTTTGCGCCCTTAATATTCTGATTATGGAATAGTCTGAATAACTCATACAGACCAAAGGACTTCAATTTCTTAAAAATATCTTCCTTGATATATTTACTTACTCTTTCAGCTTCATCCAACAGGTAATTGATTTTATCCAATTCCGGTTTGGAGAAGTTGACGGTTCCACTTTCATCACGGAAATAAGCGTCCTGTAACCATACGTTAGGATCATTGAAATGTCTCGACACATCAATATTGAATTTGGCTGTCAATTCATCAAGGGATTTTCCACTGTATTCCGTATGGACTACGATACCAAGTTTTGCCTTACGAACCTTGTTTGCCAAAGGACTGTCATCATTTGGTATGGCATAAGTGATCGTGTTCGGTGTGAACGTAATATAAGAAGCCCCATTGATGTTCTCGATTTTCTTATTATCGGTAAAGAGAAGATCACCCTGATAGATCGTATCCACACCAAGAGCTGGAAGGTAGTCCAAACAGGTCTTGATCTTGGATACCAAGCCGGGGGCATGACCGAATAGCTCATCGGCTGTTCGGTAATCGTATGCAAGTTTTGGTGTCTTATTGAAAATGGCTTTCGTAGAGACAAAGAATTTTCCGTTCTCTGGATTGATACCGAAAAATACGGCAGGACTGTTATGAATAAGAATATATGTATCACCAGATTTCACATAAAAATTTTGATTATATGTTGTTATGTCACATTCTGGATATTTTTGTGTTATCTTATTCACTTTTTTGACTTTCATATTCTATAAGCCTTTTGAGTTTTCCTGATTGAATAAATGTTTTTTCATCATCTTCTCGTTTTACCGAATTACAAAGTCTTGAACAGTAACAAAGATTTGTTCTATCACCTATTTCTTCGGCTGAAAATCCATCCTCAAATCCCCTGAGAATTGATATTCGATGATCTATCGAAGCGTATCTGTCATTATTGAACATCTTTTTATCATTGAAAATATCAACATTTGTATAATAACATTTACCTGTAAACGGGACATATTTTTTTTCTTTTTTCGATATCAACAAAACTTTATTTTTATATAAAGTAAATTCTTTTTCTAGCATTGGATGAATTTGCATTCCGAAAATATAAGACATCCAATCCTTTTTTTGTCGATAATTTCCTTCTACTTTATAACCATTTTTATTCAATACTCTCATTCTTTCTTTTTGAGTTTCAAGTTTTGAGATATTATCAACACCATATTTTTTTATAAAAGTTTCTTTTGCTTTTCGTCGCGACCTTTTTGTATGCATATTATATACATTTCTTTTCTGTATATTAGCATCTGATAATATTTTTTCTATTCTTGATCTATGAAGATTATATTTCTTACATAACTCAAATATAGAAAATTCCTTATTTACATACTCATCTATAATTACATCTTTATTTTTTTCACATTTTTTTACAATTTTCAATAATTTTTCTTTTGTATTTACGGTTCCTTTATAATTTGCCATATAACCGCCTCTGTATATATTATAAAAAGAAATGGTTATCTTCCCATTTATTCGGTTTCTTTTATGTCATCATATTCATTCAACTCTATAGCCTTTATCCATCCTCTATTATTTGTAAAAAATTCGTGATCTTCCGTGGTTACTATTTTACTGCCGTTCTCAAGTTCAACTTCAACCCATTTTTTATTATTGTGATTTATTCTTGGTTTTATTGCGACATTCCATTCATCTATATTTTCATTATGATTATAAGTGAGAACCTCTATGTCGTTTCTACCAATGATCTCTCTCATTTTCATATCACCATTTTTTGTCTTGATTATTGTGTCTGGATGAATACAACCGTCCCATTTTACCGTGATTGCGGCTTTGGTCTTGGAACCACCGGACAAGGAATTACGAATAGTCTTAGCAAGGTCAATATTTTTCTGAATACCGGAAACACCGTTATTGAACATATTGTCCTCAAAGTGTTCCATATGCTTGTTGACTTCTTCATTGAGGATTTCAGCAAAAGTATATGTCTGTTCCTTTATTGGATTTCCCTTAGCAGATAAATATCCTCGGAGTTTATCAAACCATCGTGGATTGTCAAGGCCTTTGGCAACCATTCTTTCATAAGCGAGAAGGTCATTATCGGCAAGGGCCTGTCTTACTTTGGAAGCAGATACATCATCATCCGTTCTCTTGATCTCGTCAAACGTAACATCGTAATCGACACCCTCAAACTGTTTCTTATAACCGTCAATACGATCAGTGCCGGCAATAATGGCTATACCACCAGACGTATCAATTTTTTCCTGTTCGATAATGTCTGGAATATAACCGTGCTTGGAGAGTATCGGTTGTGCTTTTGGATTGGTGATCTTGAGAAGTTCTTTCCTCTGCTGAAAAGAAAGAAAATTCTTTTTGAGCTGGGACGATTTCTCACCTTCTATGATAATGATATACACCTTTGAGTATTTTCTGATACTATCCTCAATAATCTTTTGATGTGCACTGGTAGGTGGTGACATTCTACCAATAAATATTCCAACAGAACGACTTTTATTTTCCAATAAAAAATTATGAAAGTTCATTCTTCCTCTTTGGCTTTCTCATTTTCAATTTCGATTCTTCAGTATGCTTTCTACCTATTTGTGATCTGGAAATTTTAGCCTTATGTTCAGTCGTAAGTTTGCGACCTGTCAAAGATTTCCTTATTTTTTCCTTGATGTCATCCGTAATCGGTTTTCCCCTTTTAGGATGAGATTTACCCAATAATGGATGAACATATTTTTGATGTCTAATTTTCTGACTTATAGACATTTTCTTTTTTGTTTCATCAGTGTGTTTTTTACCGATGTTTACTATGCGTAATTTTTTTCTTGTTTCTTCTGATGGTGATAATCCCCCCATTCCCTCCCCACCAGATGTTAGATTATATCCATATCCTCGGTGGTTACTTTTATATAAATTTATATAAAAGGTTTCTGACTCTGAAAGATTTTTCTTTGTTGAACATATACACAATTGTTCCCATAAAAAAGAATTTATACCATATTTTCTAATAGCTCTGGAAAATAATGTATTACTATTTTTTGATTGTCTGAAATGACTTTTTATTCTATCAGACAGTTCTCTGATAGTTTGTCCTATATATATTTTACCATTTACAACATTTTTTATTTTATAAACAATCATCAAAAATTACCAATGAAAATTCCCACTGCTTTATTTTTTTGTTCTACAAGAAATTGGGCAAAATTCATTCACATTACCATTATTTCATCTTATTAGCTAACTCTCTTTTCATTATCGGAATGGCAAATTCTAAAGCCCTCAAATCTGTCCGTGCCTTTTTGTTTATATCGGCAGCCTCTTTATCATTCTTATGTTCTGGCCGTCCGGTATCCTGTATAATATGCCGTAATTTTTTTACCTTTTCTTCGGAATTAGCAATTAGGCTTTTCAACTCACTTGCAGACTTATTTTTCAGTTGAGCCGTTACGGCCTTATTACCTATCCAATCAAGAA